GGAGCACCCCATGCAGAAACAGTTCGAATCATACAACCGTTTTCACCAACATCAAAGTCTTCGATATAACACCACTTAGGACCGATGTTCTCAACAGTCCACTCGTATTTTTCTGCTTGCTCATAGGTTACATTTGTCCCATCAACAAACATATCACCGAACCACCTGTAGTTCTCAGTTTCACGCACTCTAGAATACAGTTCCTTAATAAGATTAACTGCATCCGCATTTAGATTTTCCATGTCAATGCATGTGTTTACATTGTTAGCCATTTTCTTCCTCATTTATAAAGTACTGTGAAACATGTATTCCACAGGTTTCCAAAAAGTCCACACCCACAGTTTCCCTATAGGACTGTGAGTATACAACTTCACTTACTCCAGCAGAGTATAACATCTTTGCACAAGAAAGGCAAGGTGCATGTGTAATAAATGCCACAGAACCTTCACCCGACTCATTTGACCTCGCAAGTTTTGCGACAGCGTTTGCCTCTGCGTGAATTACCTCTGGTTTTGTAATCAGTTCAATATGGTCGGCCGTTCCGTTGCCTGTCATGAACTGTGTTTCACATTCGTTTGTCCACCCACTCGGCATACCATTGTATCCGATACTTATGATACGGTGGTCCTTAACCAGAACACACCCCACCTTAAGTTTCTCTGCTGTGCTGCAATCTGCATATGCATGTGCCGCCTTCATGTGTGCTCGAATGTGTTTAGGTTTCATACACCCTACAATCCCAGTGTGGTCTTTAGGTCAGGCGCACGGTATCCCGGCCCCTTCATAACCTTACCATCCTCACGATAGATAGGTTTACCCTCTGGTCCAAGTTTAGTCATGTTGCTATTATGCACCTCTTCGAAACATTTGTCAAGGTCCAATCCAAAAGAATGTCCAGCACCATAAACGACATACAGAAGGTCAGTGAGTGCATCAGCAACCTCTACAATATCACGTTCAATCAATGCCTGACGCAACTCCTTTAGTTCCTCGTCAATCAAATCGTATCGTAACTCAGATACACTTGTCCATGTGGGTTCAGTCTCTACAGTCTGACCGAACGCAGTCATGAACTCTGCAACTTTCTCAAAGTTAGTACTCAATTCAATCTCCCCGATTGTCTTAATAGGTATGCCAGTACATTAGACCAGTACTGGATACCCCATTCTGATTTAGATGCTTCACATGCCCTTAAAGCTGTCTCGGCATTTCCCACTAGACGTTCCCAGTTCATTCTCTTGCAACCTCTCAACCACGTCACCAAACATGGTGAACATATCTTTAACCTTCGCAGATTTATCTGCTTGTGGGATGCAGATTGCGTCTGCACCCCGTCCTTGTCCCTCGACAAGATTTGCATTCTCCATGCATGTGTTCATGTCTGGCATGTTCACTGCATATTCTGCACCACTCATAAGAGTGACAACCAACAGCGCCTTAATCACATTCAATCTCCCTTAATCTTGATTCAATCCATCGTATCACAATTTGGAGGTCTACATCTCCACGTTTTAGTTTGAGACTTTGCAGTTCTCGTTCCAGAACTGCTTTGTGTGCGAGGGCGGCTGAATCCATTATACCTTGCTCCATCCTGTCATGTTGCAAATATACTTAGTCGTTCCAACAAGAACCTGATCACCCATCATCGTGCTGCGACAGGTCTTTCCACCAAACATGGGAGTCACACCTTCGTTCTCCCACCAACCACAATCAATCGAATTGGTGCGAGTGAATGCAATCTCACATGCATCAATGTCACTTGTTCCACTCGGAACATCAACAAACGCAACGGTGCGAGCGAAGTCTTCCATCGCACCGTGAATAACTGCAACCTTCATTAGATCACCTCAACCGGCTTGTTCCACTCACCAATCTTAATATCGTTGTACCAAGCGGTATCGAAGTAGTCAATGCTGCTGTCGGTGTTATTGTACCACTTATCACCCTTCATGGCAGCAAGCAACTCGGTCAGGAACTTCTTGGCAGTACCAGTGAAGTGATCCTCAATCCAGTAGACGTTCACACCGTTGGTAATCTCCTCATCAGTGAAGAGTCCAGCAGGAACCTTACGAAGAGTCACAACCAACGTGCTGTACCGATTAACCTTGATGGTTCCCTTCACACCGTACTCGGCAAGAACCTTCTTGATTGCAGGGGCAAGTTCTTTCTTCGTCTCTTTACTCACATAGGCCATTCGGTCTTTCCTTCTCTCTGATTATGTCTAACTATACCACACCAAAACGAATCTGTCAACACTTTTTTTCAAGCAACCAAGAAAGAACGAAGTTTTTCCGACTTCGAAGGATGCTTCAACTTGCGAAGTGCCTTGGCTTCAATGCCACGAATGGTAGTGCGAGTAACGCAAAACTCCTCCCCCACTTCCTCAAGGGTATAATCCTTTGCAAGACCGATACCGAACCGCTTGCGAAGAATACGTTCCTCACGAGGTTTGAGAGTCGAAAGAACTTCCGTCACAACCTTCTTGAGTTCAGCAGTAGCAACTACATCCTCAGCATCAGGTGCATCATCTGCAAGGTCATACGCATATTCAAGAGGAACGGTATCAACGATGTCAAGAAGGTCTTCCTTTACACCTCGTTCAGAAAGAACATCGTAAATCTTGCGATACTTCTCAGGGTCAGTCAGCGACAGACCACCAAAATCAATACCACGATTCTTGTACTTCTTCATAACAACCTCATCTCTCGATTATGATTAACTATACCACACAAAAAGGAATCTGTCAACCCCTATTATGCAGCAACCGCAAATATTTCTGCGTCACTACCGTAGAGGTCGAACTTCTTGGAAACCAACTCACGCTTTCCAGACTTGGGGAAGTCAATGAACTTGGAATAGGGTGACTTCTTGGCATATACCGTAATATCACGTTCCTTGTTGAGTTTGTTCCAAACGTAACGACCACCAGCAGACTGTGAGTGGCCAGCCATCAGGGTCAGGTCCATCTTCTTCATGAGGAACTTGTAAATCTTGACGGCAAGGTTGTTACCCTTGTAACGACTATCGACGTTCAAGAGGTCAACGTGCCATGCACCACGTTCTTTCGTTAACTCTACCTTTGCAGCGATACGATAACGAGTCTCCATGTCACCATAGTGAGTGCGAACTCGTTTGGTGATATTGCGATCATAGACCCACACAACGTTATATGTGCGTTCTTCTTTCTCAATGTAGATGTCATATCCAAATGCACGACCTACAAGCTCTAGGTCTTCTGTGCTACCATAACCAAGGAAAACTCCCTTGTTCATCGTAATTCTGTCAACCATTTGTAACCTCTTGATTTCCGATTATGTCTAATCATACCATACGAAAAAGGGTTTGTCAACAATTATTTTGCATATTCCCGATATTTTTTGATATACCACTTCTCAACAACATCGTTGCCGTCCTCATCATTGGTCAGGATGTAAGCCACGGTCTTCTTGACCTTGGCAAACCGCCACCCACCATCCATATGCCACGGAGTCGTCACCCACACCTTGTGGGGATACTCAGTGTAGTAGTTTTCCCGATTCTCAGAGAACTCAAAAAAGTTTCCACACTCCTTCTCATCGAAGCAGCCCAGAATCGAACCATCGCCGTAAGGGGGGAAACTAACTTCAGTGGGGGCAAATGCCATGTCAACAACCTCTTGATTTCTGATTATGTCTAATCATACCATACGAAAGGGGGTTTGTCAATCAAAATCGACTCGGAATCCAAGAAAAATTGACATTATCTAACCAACGCCATTCACCTGTTTTCAGTGATTTTATGGGGGGCAATGCGGGTTTGGGGTCCATACCTAGAACGCCGGGGGGAAATTCTAGAACTTCCCACTTGTCTCCGTGTTCCCGAATACGATTCTTACCCTTGTTGGTGATGCCCTTGAGGGTGAGGATCATTATGCAATCCCTCTATTGTTCATATTCGGCATCGTCAGACCAGCCTTCTTGAAGGCTTCAGAGATACGCTTCTCAGGGTCTTTACCATCCTTCCAGACTTCCAGCTCGGAAATGTCAATCCCTGCTTCTCTCATGATCCGCTTCTTGATCATCAGGTCACGAAATATCCAGTTGCAATTCATCATAACGTCTTCCTTTTCTCAGTGTATAACTAACTATACCACACGAAAAAGGGTTTGTCAACAACTTTTTTCGATTATCTACGCTTTTTTTGCATTTCCCTTGCAATCCAAGCCTTTGCACGTCCATTCGAAACCTTATTGCGAAGAAGACCCTGCACACGTTTCCAGACCTTACCAAATACGTCTTCACCAGCATCGTTGTTATCCACGATGATCATACCTGACCCAAAGTGGTTATTGAACTTACCGATGTTGGCCTGAACGTCCTTCCAAGACTGAACGACGATGGATTCTGGAACACTTCTAGCACGTTTTGCATTGCGCTCAAGTGCAGTGTCCAGTGAGGTGTTTACGAAAATCATATAGGTGTCGTAACCTAGTTCTCGTAACTGCTGAGACTGACGAGCAATCTTATCATAGTCCTTGCCAGTCCCATCTATGATAAGTCCAAGGCGTCCTTCAATGTAGTTTGTCTGACGAGCCTTGGTGATTTGTTTTGCACGGGAACGGGCAACATCTCTCTCTCCCTCTTCCTCTGGAGGCATCTTAAGAGATAGACCAGCATCCTTCAACAGTTTCTCGAAAGCATCGTCTGAGTTGACAATCTTGAGTCCTGTTCCCCCAGTGGTGCGCCTGACAACGTATGACTTACCGCTGCCAGGCCCACCTGCTAGGAAAAATGCTTTAAATATGTTGGGGTCGTAAACCCCTTCCTGTAGTTCGTGAAAACTCTTCATTTTGCATCTGCCCTTTTCTATATCCTGACATTTCTATGATGTATTTATCATTCTCTGAAAGTGGTTCCAATTCCATTTTACGTTCCTGCCTCTGAAAGTTCAATTTCTTAATGCGATTCTTGGTCTTAGCCATTTTATCTTCCTTTCGCTGTTTGTATTGGGATATAGATTTTTTTGAGATGGGCTTCTCCTTTCTTAGTATAGTTCTTCTTGTACCAGTGATTCACCCTCAGAAATGATTTCTGGATTATTGGATGTTGGTAGTTTGTAGGTTAAGGAGTCTTTCACTGCTTCAATGTGCATACTGTGTTGGTTATCAATTATACTGAAGTCATGACGTAATTTAGATACAAGGAACTTACCCTTGTATATGTTATCGTAAATTTCATCTTTGGAAGTTTTGGTTGATGCAGTATATGGAATATTGAGGTCGATAATATCTCCAGCAGACAGTGCAGTGTTTCCATGCACATGTAGGTTAACATTGTATGACTGTCGGATTTGATGCATTTGTGAGTTTCTTTTCTGAACCCACATTTCTGGTCTATTGGATGTGTAGACGTATTGATTGAACTCGTCAACCTGAGTATTATCAGACATGCTGCCTGAAGTTGGTTGCACGAATGTTCTTGATGGGAAGTCTGAAATTCTACTCTCGTCATCTGTGATGAGAACATCACTCACGATAGGAAAGTCTTCCAAGTTATCACCTCTGTATCTACTGTTAGTCGATTCAATATGGTTTTCATTCTTGAAATTATCTAGATAATTATATATATGTTTTTGATAACTTTTAGATAGAATGTCATGGACATACAGTCTGGAAGCATAAGTTCCCATTCTGTTCGAAATAACAGAATCCTGTGTTGCCACGATAGAGTGACTGATGATGGAAGACATATCTGCAAGAATATTCACCACACCCTTATTTGTTTTAGTCCCCGCCACAAATGGTCTGTATTCTATGACACTAGGTTGTGCATACATACTGGCAAGTGATCTAAAGTGATATCCCCTAGTTGTTTCAAAGCACAGGTAACATGGATCATTATGTTGCTTGGATACAGCATTATTCATGATGTGACGAACGAGGTCGAATGGACGTTGATTTGGTGAAACAAGTTTCTTGACATCAGCTGTAGGTTCGATGTACAGGTTCTTCTTAGTTTTAAGATGGTTCTGATAAATCGACTTCACGATATCTGAGGAACTGCCAGTCAAACTCTGGTTCACTCTCACTCTCTGATCTACCATCAATTCTCTAGAGACGAATGTAAGTCTGTATGCCTGAGTTCCACCACCAGTGTCGTATCGACTACTGACTGTACTGATATTAAGTGCATTCTTTGTGAAGTCAATTATTGCTTCATCACCTTCAACAGATGCAGTTGCGACTTTCAACAGCAAGTACTCCTGACCAATTAATGGAAAGAAGGATGCGAGGTTTATAGAATCTTGAATGACAACAGAACCAGAAATGGTAAACTTATTGATATCCTCAAAAATTGTAAGTCCTAGAATTGCGTAGGATAAATCTACAACTTCACCAGATGCTGCGATAAGTTTTGCTTCTCTTAATTCAAATTGTCCGGCACGAAAAATACCAGCCACTACAAAACACTCCCATTAATGAGTTCTTCAAATTCAGATACAAACTCTTCTATGTAAATTGGATCAACCAGTTTTATTCTTCTCAACTCGTCTTGAAGTTCTTGTTCATATTCTCTGTTTGTAATTGCAGTTGCAGAGGGATAGTCTGTATTGTCCGTTCCAATATTAATCTTGACAGTGGTATCACCAGAGGTTTGAAAAATCTCGTAGTGGTGAATGCCATCTACATTCGTATACTTGTTATTGATGTGAGCAAGAAACTGACGACTGCTCATGGGCCATTGATGATAACGATCAACGATATCATTCAGTAGAAGAATTGTCCAGTGTAGTTCTGAATTACCATACAACTTGTGTGCGATCATCTCTGGTGTCTCACCATTCTTCACATCATAGGTGTCAAAAAATGCGATATTGGACTTCAACTTTGCACGAACTGCAACTCTACGCAAAAGGTTAGTGACAACCTTAAACTGGTTGTTACCGACAGCATCATATGGGATTACTGGAAAGTTAGCAAAATACATTAGAAACCCTCCTTAACCTTATCACGATATACAAGATCAATTTCTTGAAATGTTAAAGTGAGTGTTGTTCTCTGTGGTGGTGGAGAACCAGTTGCATCTGGTTCAAATGCAGTGTACCTATCACCACCATACTGGACATTCATGTCTGTGAGAAATGATGTACTGATTTTATTTAAGTGTTGGTTTTCCTGTCCTCTGTACATATATTTAATGTCAAATACATTGGGTATGTTTACTTCTCTTACGTTAGCAGAACCACCAAACTCTTCTGTTGCAACATCTGGTATCATATTTTCCTTGAACGCATTTACAATCTGTCGAATGAGTTGTGCTTCACTCGCACTTTTAGGAATCATGATGAATGTAAATTCAAAACTACGTCTACCAATTCCTTCAAACATGAGTTCAATTCTTGGAGTTATAATTTTACCCCTTTCAAGTGCAACTAACGCCTTTGCGCCAGGAGCAACAGTGTCTAACAGTTTTATACCTGTTTGTTTACCCATTTGTGCTGCCGCATCCCCTAAAGTATCTGTTGCTGTGGCAAAAGTTAGTCTACCATCATATAAGTCGGTAAGTGTTTTTGAACCCGCTTCTGCACCAACACCGATTTCCGTATCTGCGTATTTTGCTGCGTACTGTACCGTTACCTGTGGAGGCATATACAATGCAATTGTCTGAATAAGATTGGAGTATGGCATCCTTTTTAAGACCAGAGACTTGTTATTCTTTTGGTTCTTAATACTGTTTCTCATAATTTGATTTGAATTAATGAAAGTATCTTTACTAAAATTTTCTATGAGATTGCGTCCAATCTGTTCTACTCTATTAGCATCAATACCGGCTTGCTTCATTAAACCTTTGATAGATGCATTGAGAGTTCCGTCTCTTGAACCTGTCAGATTAGGTGAGAGTTGTCCTGGCGTCTGTGAACGAATACCAAACATGATGTAATGACCCTGCATGGGATCAATGGAAACATCATTTGGAAAACTGAGAATTAGGTCTGTTGCAGCAACACTTCTATCCAGAGGTGCGGTATCATTTTGTGGATTATTTCCCTTAAGTCCAGCAGCAACACCTTGAACGACTGATGATACTGCTCTATTTGCTGCAGCAGTTGCTGCAGACTGTGCGACGTTTACAAATGCATCTCTGAGTGACATGTCTAAATATCCTTATACACTTTAAATTATTTATAACGAATGGCATACAAAGGTCGATATACACCAGTGAACCCTAGAAAGTATAAGGGTGATCCACGCAACATAGTCTACCGCTCCTTATGGGAAAGAAAGTTCATGGTGTACTGTGATAACAGTACGAACATTCTAGAATGGGGGAGTGAAGAAATCATTATACCCTATTTATCCCCTTGGGATGGCCGGGTTCATCGTTATTTTCCAGATTTCTATATCAAGGTCAAACAACACGATGGCAGTGTCAAGAAGATGATCATTGAGATCAAGCCCAAGGTGCAGTGCAAACCACCCAAACAACCCAAGAGAAAGACCCAAAGATATCTAAACGAGGTCAAAACATGGGGTGTCAACTCTGCAAAGTGGAAATATGCAAATGAGTGGTGTTTGGATAGAGGTCTGGAATTCAAGATTTTGACTGAAGACGAATTAGGTATCTCGTATAAATAGTGTTATGGCAGAGAGTAAATACATTCAGTCTGTAAAACAGGCAGCAGGAGAACGTCCACGTTCCACAGAGTGGTACAAGGACAAGATCAAGGAGTTTGGTACACCAGGCGCACTAGACTTGATTCGTGACGGTAAGCAGGCAACACGCCCATTCTTTGGACGATTGAACATGTTTATCTATGACCCAAAGTTCAAGAAGACACTTCCATACTATGACACTTTTCCCCTCGTTCTTCCCATCGAAAACTATCCAGATGGATTTCTAGGTATCAATCTACACTACCTACCAATCCCTCTTAGAATTCGACTACTGGACAGACTTGTAGACTTCTCAAACAACACAAAATTCGATGAGTCAACCACACTTGACGTTGACTATTCGGCACTAAAGAATGTACGGTTAGTTCGTCCTACCATTCACAAATATCTTGCGGGACAGGTTAAGTCACGGTTTCGTAGAATTGATGCAGACGAGTTTACGATTGCGACACTACTACCAGTGCAGAGGTTCAAGAAAGCGTCTGCACAAGAGGTATGGAAAGAATCTAGGAGCATGATCTAATGGCCGTAGGACAAAACTTTTTCGAAGGAACCGCAATCGGTGTTCTTAACGATATCCTTGCAGCATTTCATTCCAATGAAGGATATGCACAACCAAACCGATATGAGGTAAATATCTTCGGTCCAAGAGGAAGACAACTTGGTGGTACATCATCATTACAAAATCCAAACCTTGGCAACGAGTCATCTCTTAATGTCAGAGAAATTCAGTTACGTTGTGAAGCAGTAACCCTGCCTGGTATCAACCTATCAACTATTCAAGATTCAAATATCTATGGTCCAACAAGAGATATCGTAGAGGGTGTAACATTTGCTGATGAAGTATCAATGACTTTTGCAGCTAGTTCTGATTTAGAAGAGAGAGTGTTCTTTGAACGGTGGCAGAAAAGTGCATATAATCCACAGACATGGAATGTTGGATACTATAATGATTACGTTGGTGCAGTTGAAATTTATCTTCTTGACAAACAGGATCGAAGAAGGTACGGACTTAAATTGTGGGATGCATTCCCCAAGAATATTAATGGCACCGATTTGAATTATGGTTCCCAGAATGAAAATATAAAGATTACAGTGGGAATGTCCTTTCGATACTGGACACCACTAGATATCAATGAACAAGGTCCAGGCACAATTGATAGAATTATCGACACAGTTGCAGATGGAGTTCAGAGACAGATACTAAGTAATATACCGAAAGTGCTTCGGAGACTTTAAAGGATGAAATATTATGGCATTACCCAAACTAAAAATTCCAGAGTATGAACTGATTGTACCATCAACACAGGAGAAGATCAAGTATAGACCATTTCTTGTAAAGGAAGAGAAAATTCTGTTGATGGCAATGGAGAGTGATGAACCAAACAGTGTGAGTAATGCGCTATCGACAATTGTTACAGAGTGTACGTTTGGTTCCGTTGATGGTTCCACCGCACCAGTGTTTGATGCAGAGTATATCTTTCTACAGGTGCGATCAAAATCTGTTGGTGAAACTGCAACGTTAAGTGTTGTTTGCCCTGATGATGGAAAGACCAGAGTTGATGTGACAATTGATTATAGTGAAGTTGGTGTTCAGATGAGCGTTGACCACACCAATGAAATTCAACTGACTGATGACATTAAGATGTTTATGAGGTATCCAACACTTAGAAGTTTGAGTGGTTACGATGAAGAGAACGAGACTGAGAGTACACTGAAGATGATGCAGACTTGTGTTGATGAAATTCATTTTGGTAATGATGTTTATAAAAGGGTTGATATGTCAGATAAGGAACTTTCTGAATTCTTTGACGACATGACGACAGAAATGTTTGGTAAGGTACAAGATTTTTTTACGACTATGCCAAAGTTGCGTCATATTTTGGATATCAAAAATCCAAAGACGAAGAAGAAGAGTGAGTATATGCTGGAGGGACTGGCAGATTTTTTTATCTGAGTATGTCATACATGTCTGTTAAAAATTATTACAAAACAAATTGGAGTATGATGTACCACCACAAGTTTAGTTTGAGTGAAATAGAAGATATGATGCCTTTTGAGAGAGATATTTACGTTGGTCTTACAGTCAATCATCTTCAAGAAGAAGCTGATAGATTAGAACAAGAGAGTAATAGAAGGAAGTAAAATGGCACAAGACGATTTAGAATTTATTAGAGCAGTTAGAGCACTAAATGAAGCATCTAAAAGATTAAATGCGGGTGCTGACAAATTGTTTGATGGTCAAAAACTGACTGATAAGGTCTTTGATAAATTTGGTCTTGGTCAAGCAAGAGATTTCCAGAAGAAGGCAAGTGAGTTTCTTAATCAGAGAAAACTTAGAAGAGAACAAGAACGTGAAGTTCGTCAAAGATTGGGCGGTAAAGACCCAATCAGTAAGGCAACATTCAAACAACTCAAAAAAGAAGCAGAACTCACAAAGAAGAAAGAGGCAGTTGATGCTGCATTCAAGAGTTTTGTGGAAACCAATCTAGGACTGAACGAGCAACTTCTAGATGAGATACGTTATAGACAAAATCTTAAGGAAGACAAGGCGGGTAATCTTAGGGGTGAAAAGGGAAGGTTTGTATCTACACCAGAGAATTTTCTTAAGAAAACAGTAGATGAGTCAGCGTTCAACAGACAATTTGTTGATAAGATGGGTTTTGCAAAACAAAACATAGATGCTAAAAGTCCCGGCGACAAGAACCGTGCTGCTGAAGAAGAGAGAAGAAGTGACCAACAAGCATTTGAAATGGAAAAGACTGAGAGCACCAATGATATTCTCAGAGATATCCTTGCAGCGCTAACTGATAATTCACCACTCAAAAAAGACGAGAAAGACAAAAGTGGTCTTCTTGCGGGATTAGGTGCGGGTGCAGGATTGGCAAACTTACTTGGCAGTCTTGGTAAACTAGGTAAATTGCTCCTCTTAGGTAGTCCTCTGCTGCTAGGATTAGGTGCTCTCACATACGGACTCTCTGAACTAAGTGACCTGGCAGACGAGATTACTAAAAAGGTTGTTGATGATACAAAAAAATTAGAGAACACTGTTGAAGCGGCAAAGACCGCAGAGGAAGCAAAGGAAGCAACAACAGGGAAAGAGGCGCAAAGAGTTGCAGCGGAACAGAATCGGCAAGCAGAATTAATAACAAGTGCGACAGAAAAGAAAGCTCTATCAGAATCAAGTGCAGACTTGGGTGAGGCAAAACTTAGGAAGGCCGAGGAATTTGAATTTTTTAAAAATTCACAATCCTTTAACGATATAATTAAAAATTCTGCAATGATATTTGGTGCGGCAAGAGACGCAGCAGTCAGAGATGGTAATACCATTGAGGCAAGATACGCATCATTTGATAAAGTTCTTGCAGAGACAATTGTAAAGATTAAAGGGTCTAATACATTTTTGGATGCAGATGAAAAGACTCAAGATTTTATGATTCAACAGGTGGTCGCACAGGCAAACAAGGCACTTGCTGGTGCTGCCGGGAAAAGTCGTCTCCTCTATGGTCTGAGTCCAGAAGCAATGAAGGGTCAGGCAGCAATAGAAACCACAAGGGCAAGGGCTATGATGGCCGTACAGGGTGGTGCAGGTAAGTTTGCAGAAGAGGGGTTTGGGTATCTTAGTGAGCTTGTTGGTGGTGGTCTTAATACGTTCTCAAGGAGTCAGGTAAAATCACTGGAAGCAAGAGTTGCAGAAGCAAGAAAAGATGCAGATGAAGTGTCTTTATTCGAAAGAACTATTGGTTCAAATCAAGGTGACATTGATAGATTAAATTCTCTGACGCAAGAGCTGGCAAGATTGAGAGATGCAATTGCAACAGTTGGTAGTAATACAGTTGTTGCACCAAACAATAGCGTAAACACTGTTAACAATAGCAGTACCAACGTAACGACACCACCAATGACTGATCCAACGTATGGATGGGCAAGTGGTGCATTATAATATAAAGGGGGGAACCACGTCCCCCCCTTCTCTGTAATGTTATGTGGGTTTGATTACTTACTCGTTTGCAAGTTTCTCAAAATAAGACATTGCATCGTCGTCTTCTTCCTCTGACACAGTAGGTGCTGGTGCAGGAGCAGTATCAACCTTGGGTTCTGCAACTGGTGCATCTTCCATGACATCTACTGCCTTACCAACCGTTACTGTACCGGCAAGAACTGCATCGAGCCGTGACTTAAGTTCGTCATATGACTTGAAGTTAGAGGGTCCAGTGAAGTCAGCAAGAGAATGCTGAGTCTTCCACATTGCCTCAATATCGTCGTCATTGTCGAACAGAGCAGATGGTTCTGCAAACTCTGACTTGTCATAATTCCAGTATCCATCTACCTTACGAATCTTCAACTTGAAGTTCGCACCTTCCCAGAAGTCAAAGGGATTGACAGGAGTTTCATCTTGGAATGCAGGCTGCATTGCCTCCATGATCTTGTCAAAGATTTTCTTACCATAACGGAAGAGGAAAACCTTACCCTCGTTCTGAGGATTTGCAGGGTCTTCTACAACATAGATGTTGGAGTAGTACTGCAACTTACGCTTCTGCTTACGAGCAATCTCCTTATCTGACTCTACACCAGAGTTCCATAGACGAGTGTTATACTCTGATACAGGGTCATTCTGACCTACAGTGGTGAGAGAGTTCTCAATGTACCACTGACCAGTTGGACCTTGGAACGCATGGTTCCAAATCTTTGCCCAAGGCATGTCCTCACCCTCTACTGCGGGCAGAAAACGAATGACTGCATATCCATTACCAGACTTGTCCA